CCATTGTACGGATGATACGGTGCTTGCTCGTGGGTTTGAATTGGCCTCTAGGAATACAGTGAGTAATCGGGCTAAACTCGGGAAAGACTGAGCCACCAAGATGTATGTATTGTCCATTTTTACGGATGAGACGTTCTTCTTCCGAAAGCGATTCCATATACCTATCAATAGCGGCTTGGCTAAGAGTCGGATTATCCTCCATAGAGGCTTCAACAATGCCAATGTCTTTTGTCCCCTCTTTAGCTGGGATGTAAACATCATCGAAAATCCATTCCATTCCTTGAACAGGGGTTTGAGACATCCACCAGTCGCCGTCAGTATCGACTAGACGAGCCAAACATTCTTGCCAAACAGACTTAGGGCATTCCTCGTCGAAGTGAATAAAGTGGCGGGATGAACCTGCGAACTTGTCGAGGTCTTGGTCCTGCGACATGAACTCCACAAAACTACCGTTATTTAGGGTAAGAACGTGGCGTTCACGCGAGTAGGAATCTTCCCAGCTGCCGTTGATTAGGTACTTCTTTGGCAGCCACTGTTTCCAAAGGGGCAGGATAATTTTGTCCACACCGTTCAGGAAGTCCACTGCGACTACACGACCGCGAACTGGGCCTTCAGGAGTTTTTCTGTATGGATGCGTATGCGTCACATAAAAGATGCCCTCGATTGTGGAACCTAGGGACTTGCCTGAACGGTTACCACCAATATACAACCTTGCTTTCTGTTGCATCTTGTGGAAAGCTTCTTGCTTATCTGATGCCTTGTAGTTGTATAGGTTTGGGGCGTGAACGGACTCCTGCAGACCCTCACCGAGTCGCAGAAAAACTTCCGTTAAGTCAAGTTCTTTAGCCACGGATTAGCTCTACTAGCTCACGAAGAGTAATGCGAACAAGAATATCAGAAGGGTTGTCAAGCCTAGTTCTAAGATAAAAAAGGTCTCCGAGCCTGGCATAGGCCCACCATTCGCCAGCGCGAGGATACCCCACGCCACCACGCTGAGTAACCAAAAAGCCAAACTTACCATCAGCATTTTTGCATTCAAGCTGCGCTTCTTCGAACCATTTTTGGACTTGCCCATAAGATGCCTCCTTGGCAGATTTGCCACCCTTGACTTCGAACACCATGAGCCCGTATGACTCTCTCAACCATACGTCGCCTTCATCGTCTGAGCCTTTTAGAACGTTGCGATGTGCGTCAAGTGGAGAATAGCCAGCAGATAGTAAGTGGTTACGTACTGCGGTCTCTGCAGCCGTGCCAATTTGTTTCGCTTTGCTCATAGGTTGTCTCCTTAGGCTACAATAGTAGCATGCCTATTTTCCCGTCAGCTCAGGAAGTCAACGACTTTCACTTGAACTCTGACAGAGATTCTAGTGCAACAGCTTCACACCATACACTAGGAACAAATCCTAATCAAGCTTCCCCTGGTAATCACAATCACGACGGCAAAAACTCTAAGCGAATAAAGTTTAGTGACATTGAGGGTGGCTGGATGAACGTAGATGGTGGCTATCCAGATACTATTTACACACCCATCCCTCACTTGGATGGCGGAGGAATTTAATGGCAATTATTATCCAGCACCGCCGTGGTCCTGCAGCGGATTGGACGGCAGCCAACCCAGTTCTTGCCGATGGTGAAATGGGTGTTGAAACTGACACGCTCAAAGTCAAGATTGGTAACGGCACCTCTAACTGGGTTAGCTTGCCTTACTTTACGCAGGGTACGACTGGTTTGTCAGCGTATCAGGTTGCTGTTGCAGAAGGTTTTGTTGGTACTCAGACTCAGTGGATTGCTTCGCTTGAGGGTGACGTTGGCCCTACTGGGCCTACAGGTGCTACGGGCGCAACTGGCCCACAGGGTGCAACTGGTGCCACAGGTGCTAAGGGCGACAAGGGTGATACTGGTTCGCAAGGTATTCAGGGTCTAAAAGGTGACAAGGGTGATACTGGCGACCAAGGTATCCAAGGTATTCAGGGTATTCAGGGTGAGACTGGTGCGACAGGTGCTACTGGTGCAACAGGGCCAAAGGGCGACACAGGCGACCAAGGTATCCAAGGTATTCAAGGTGTCAAGGGTGACACTGGCGCAACAGGTGCAAAAGGCGACCAGGGTATTCAGGGTATCCAAGGCATCAAGGGCGACAAGGGTGACAAGGGTGACACTGGTGAACAGGGCATCCAAGGTATTCAGGGTATTCAGGGTATTCAGGGCGAAACTGGTCCACAGGGTATTCAGGGTAATACTGGTGCTGCAGGTACTAGCGTCACCATCAAAGGCTCAGTAGCTACAACTTCTCTTCTACCGTCAACTGGCAACGTCATTGGTGACGCATACATTGTTGACGCAGACGGCGACCTTTACACTTGGACTGGTTCAGCTTGGGTTAGCGTTGGTCAGATTGTTGGACCGCAAGGGCCACAAGGAACTCAAGGTATTCAGGGTGTTAAGGGTGACACTGGCGACCAAGGCCCACAAGGTATTCAAGGTATTAAAGGTGACAAGGGTGACACTGGTGATACAGGCCCACAGGGTATTCAAGGTATTCAAGGTGTCAAGGGTGACACTGGCGACCAAGGCCCACAGGGTATTCAGGGTGTCAAGGGTGACACTGGCCTAACAGGTGCAAAGGGTGACACGGGCGACCAAGGCCCACAGGGCATCCAAGGTATCCAAGGTATTCAGGGTATCCAAGGTGAAACGGGTGCCACAGGTGCAACAGGTGCTACTGGCGCGACTGGTGCAACTGGTCCTGGTGTTGCAGCAGGTGGTACAACAGGGCAATTCTTAGCCAAGGTTGATGGTACTGATTACAACACAACTTGGACTTCGACTGCACCTTCAGCTGGGTACACCTCAGTTGTCAAACATGAAGTGAAGCTCGGTGAGGCAATCGCTAAAGGCCAGGCAGTTTATGTAAGCTCTGCTAACGGCACTAACATGATTGTTTCAAAGTCTTCAAATGATGCTGAAGCAACATCTTCAAAGACAATGGGTTTGCTTGAAACTGGCGGTTCGACTAACGCATTTGTAAACGTCATCACTGAAGGTTTAATTACTGGCGTAAATACTGGAACTGCCACTGCTGGTGATGCTGTTTGGCTGGGTACTGCTGGCAACCTTATTTTTTGGCATTACGGCGGTTCAACAACTAAGCCATCTGCACCAGCGCACCTTGTCTTTATTGGTATTGTGACTCGTGCTCATGCAACTAATGGTGAAATCTTTGTCAAGGTTCAGAATGGTTTTGAGCTTGAGGAATTGCATAACGTAGCAATCAGCTCAGTAGCAGACCAAGACGTGCTAACTTATGAAGCAGCGACATCTTTATGGAAGAACAAACCAGCGCCTTCTGCTGGTAATATAGACGGAGGCAAGGCTAGCAGCCTTTATGGCGGAATTGCTAGCTCACCAATCCAAGGCGGAAGCGCAGGAACCTTTTAATGGCAGTACAAATTCAGCTCCGTAATGACACGGCAGCAAACTGGACTAGCAGCAACCCAACCCTTGCACAGGGCGAGATGGGTGTTGAAACTGACACGCTCAAGTTTAAGATTGGTAACGGCAGCACCGCTTGGACCTCGCTAGCATACGCACCATACAATGCGTTATCTGCACTGTCCGATGTTGAATTTTCTACACTATCAACTGGTCAAGTGTTAACTTACAACGGCACCAAGTGGGCTAACGCTGCAACAGGCGAAGCAGGTTTCAACGGCTTTCTTCTAATGGGCGCCTAATAGCGTATAATAAGTTTGAACTAAGGAAATCATGCCAGTAAAAACAATCATCCAGTGGCGTCGTGATACGGCAGCTAACTGGACTGCGACTAACCCAGTACTTGCTGCTGGGGAAGCTGGCTATGACACAACCGTAAACCAGTTCAAAATTGGCAACGGAACTTCCACTTGGACCCAGCTGCCTTATTTCTCAGGTGACTCAACTTTCGACGCTTTTCTTCTAGCAGGGATGTAGGATATAACCATGCCAACAACATACAAAGTACTAGCGCAGCTTGCGCCAAGCGCAACAACAGCGACAACCCTCTACACTGTAGGCTCAGGTAAGTCAGCGGTAATCAGCACCCTAGTGGTAGCTAACCGTGCAAACACTGCAGCCGCATACCGCATCGCAGTTCGCCCTGCAGGTGCAACCTTGGCAAACGAACACTACATGGCATACGATGTCACTGTTGGTGCAAACGACAGTACAACCCTGACACTAGGTATCACACTAGCTGCTACCGACGTAGTAACTGTTTACGCTTCTACTGCCAACCTATCTTTCTCCGCTTTCGGTTCTGAAATCGCGTAAGGAGGTTAACTCATGGGAGTTAACAGCCTCACCCGCGATACACTAAACAGCACAGTCAAATACACTTCTGCCCAAGCTGGCAACTCTGTTTATGACGTCAGCGCTATGGAGCCGATTGCCAGCGTTACGCTTATGTCAAATGGGTATGTTGAATTTACTAGCATTCCACAAAATTACCAGGATTTGTATTTAGTGGTTAATGCTCGTGCGGTAACTACAAGCGGGGATTCTGGAACTTCAAATCAAGCCCTTACTGACATGTATTTTAATGATGTCACAACTAACTACTCAAATAGATTTCTAATTGGCGATGGCTCTTCGGCTACGTCACCAACTGCAACAAATCAAACTAACTGCTATCTTGGATATATCCCAAACGGAAGCGCTACTACTGGAGCACTTGGCTCAGTAGTTGCACACGTGCTAAATTACACAAATACATCTGTCTTTAAAACAGTTCTTAGTCGGTCTGCTAGCGATGTAAATGGCAGTGGTAGGTCTGTATTAGCGGTTAATTTGTGGAGAAATACTGCAGCTATAACTAAAACAACTGTGTATTGTTCAAGCACTAACTTCACCGCAGGTTCAACAGTTACCCTTTACGGCATTAAGGCGGTGGGTCAGTAATGGCAATGTTCCCAATTGCAACAGCAACCGTGACAAGCTCAGGCCCATATGCTGCGACTTTTTATAATATTCCTCAAACTTTTACGCACCTTCAAGTAAGGGCTTTCTTTAGAGGTACAGCTGCATCACAGACAGTGCCATTGCTTATTCAGTTCAATGATGACATCTCTAATCCCAACTACGCCTACCACGACCTAAAAGGTGATGGTGGCGTCACTAGTGCAGCAAATACTAATGCAACATTTAGCAACACGGGATATGGCCCAGGAAGCAGCGCAACCTCAAATGTTTGGGGCAATTCAATAATAGACATACTTGACTACACCTCTACTGCAAAAAATAAAACCGTAAAAGCAATTACTGGGTATGATGCAAATGGTAGTGGTTATGTTGGGGTCTATAGTGGTCTTTGGAAGCCTACCACTCCAGTGGCAATTAATAGCATCCTTCTTTACCTAGGCAACGCTGCTGTAGGTACTCGTGTTGACCTTTACGGCATTACTACTTCACAGACAACGGGGGCATAATGGCATACGCAATGGTTCCTATTTTTACGCAAACTGTTGGCGCTGGTGCATCCGTTAGCACTATTGTTTTTAATAACATCCCAAGCACCTATACTGATTTATTGATTCGCTATAGCTCAAGAGAAAACGGTATTACTGGAACCTCTTTTGTCGGAAACTGGATTCGCTTTAATGGTGACTCATCATCGACCTATAGCGATACCTACATTTACGGCAGCGGTTCTTCCTCTAGCTCAACAAGGGAAAGTACGCAAACGCTTATTCGCGTTGGAACTAACCCAACTGGCTCAGCCACTGCAAATACATTTTCAAATACCGATATTTATATCCCAAACTACACAGCTAGCATATTTAAGCAAATAGTTTGTGATAGCGTAGCTGAGAATAATGCAACATTCGGTGAGCAAATATCTATTGCTGGACTATGGCGCAACACTGCTGCAATTAATAGCATTACTCTGTATCCTCAGATTAATTACACACAGTACAGCACTTTCACACTATACGGGATTAAGAACGCATGATAAATAGTATGGCTCGCAGTCTAGTCACTACCAAGAAGTGGTACCGTAACATCAGTGCGGGCAACCCACAGTACAGCGACATGGAGCTTATTGCAACAGTGCTTGTTGGTAGTGGTGGTGCTTCTTCGGTAACATTCTCGTCTTTGCCAACTGAATTTAAGCATTTACAGCTTCGCATGGTTGCTCGCAATAATGCAACTGGTTCTGGTGTAAACAATGTCGATGTGCGCTTTAATGGCGATACTGGAACTAATTATCATCGCCATATAATTTATGGCTATGGTGCAACCATGTATTCTTATAATGCAACTGGACTAACCGTTGCACATGGTGGGTGGGTAAACCAAGAGGAAACTAATAGAAATATTTTTGCTGTGGCAATCTGTGATATTCCTGATGCTTTTTCTACAACAAAGACTAAAATATTGCGTACATTTACTGGAAGCAACAGTACAGGGAATCAACTTATTGGCTTGGGCGGTTCTTTCTGGAACAACACAGCTGCTATTACTAGTATCACTTTGACGGAATCGACCTCTATTAACTTTGGTTCTGGTTCGCGCTTTTCGCTTTATGGAATTAAGGGGTAATTATGGGCGTGCCTACATACCAGCCAATCGCTAACGTCACTCTTGGTAGCGCTGCAGCTTCCGTGACGTTTTCGGGAATCACTCAGCAATACCGCGATTTGGTGCTTATTGGATTTATCATGCCTAGCTCATCAGCTGCTTCGTACATTTACCTTTGCCCAAATGGTGTTTATAACACAACTTATGGTCGCATTGAAATGTTAGGTAACGGAACATCAGCTAGTTCGGCAACATCTAATGGGGATTACCCTTATGTTGGATACAATGCAGTTCGTTCCAATACAGCAAACATGCAATTTAAGGCTGACATTTTTGACTATTCAATGGCGGATAAGCAAAAGACTTTTATTTACCGCCTAGATACGCCAACTGGCTCTTACCCTGGAGCTGCAGCGGGCGCTGTACGTAATGCAAGTACTTCGCCAATTACCTCGCTGCTTATTCAAGCTGGTGTGGATAATTTTCCTACTGGGACATCATTTGCACTATATGGAGTAATCGCATGACAATGAAACTTATAGCTTCCACGACCCTAGGCTCATCAACCGCGTCGGTGACTTTTTCTTCACTATCTGGCTATACAGATTTAGTTATTAAATTTTCTGCCAGAACGGATGGCACTAACGGAACGCTAAAAGTTTATTTTAACAACGACACAACAAATACTAATTATAATGTTAGGCGTTTGCTTGGTGGGCCTGGGACCGTGGCTTCAAATACCTATAATGCTCCTTATTTTGCTTATGCTAATCGCTCTAATCAAACAGCATCAACTTTTAATAGCTCTGAAATTTATATTCCAAATTATAACGGCTCTACTTATAAATCTATTTCAAGCGATTCTCTTTCTGAAAATAGCTCTTCCGATGCGGAGCAATTTTTGACAGCTGGAATTTGGAATAATACCGCAGCAATAACAAGTATTAAACTAGAAACTTTTGACCCTAATTTTGTTAGCGGCTCAATCTTTAGTATCTACGGCATTACCAAGGGTTCTGGCGGGGCGACCGTCAGCTAATAAGAAAAAGGAAATAACATGACTGAAGTACTAACTAAGCTGGTCGTCGACTGCTCAACAGGCGAGACCACCGAAATTGCTTTGACTGCTGAAGAAATCGCACAGCGTGAAGCTGACGCTGCTGCTTTTGCTGAGGCTGAGGCAGCACGTGAGGCTGAGGCAGCTCAGGTTGCTGCTGACAAGGCAGACGCTGTTGCAGCACTGGTTGCGCTTGGCTTGACCGAAGCGCAGATTGCAGCTCTCTCAAAGTAACAGTTCTATAACAACACTTGCAACCCAGCCTACAAATCATGGTAGGCTGGGTTTCGAGCGTTAAGGAGAGATTATTATGCTACAGAACCTACAACCGCCCGTGAAAGAACAGCTGTGCCCGCTAATGAAGCGCATCGCAGACCTAGATAAGAAGGACGCTGAAGCAGTGCTTGGCTACCTAGCGGATGAACGCTGGACCAGCGGAGCACTAGCAGCAGCCCTGAGCGATAACGGCTTCATCGTCTCAGACACGCCAATCTGGCGTCACCGAGCAAAGCGTTGTGCTTGTGCAAAACCTAGATAACCTAAGGCCACAACCAAAGTGGGACCCAGTACAGCAGGCAAAGCCTGTGATGCTGGCAGCTCCCAAGCCATACAAGAAGCCAAAGACTAAACATCGCGTCTTTGTATCGCTCCCTGAC